ATCCTACGGAGTTGTGTACGACCATAGATAGTAACATTGAATTGTTGTTTGGTGTACTTCTCTCGTTTTGTCTGGCGTTCAATAAAACCTTCGTTCAATAGTCGTTTGTGTTCTCTATAGAATTGATGAGGTGAAGAAATCTTTACAAGTTCCATTTTNTCCAGNAGTTGAAGAACCTTTTTAATCTCGTAGTATGTGAAATCTGATTTACATTCTGATTCTATTATACTACATGCTAAAAAGATGTAAACTGACTTAGGTGTAAAGTCGTTGTCCAGACTTCGCAAGTATTTCTGGATGGCTTTGTTGTGGCTAAATAATTCTCTTAGTTTGTTCGCTACTTTCATTTAGTTTTATGTTTGGTTTGTTTTGTGGCTTAATTCTCCACAGCATTACTCCATCTTTATAAAGAGGAGGAGAGATTCCCAAAATCGTATCGCTTGACATTTTTTTTGTTGTTGGTTTCCTTTTTAGCATAGTAAATAAAGAAAAACAAGCACAAAATAGATACAGACTGCTTATAAATGACTGACAATCAGTAGTCTATAGGTATTTGTTCGATTCCTATTGAGAATCGGATTTGATTTTAGAATGCCACAATTCAATAGTACCCAGTTCACCAAATCCACTTCCACTCTCGGACACAAGCCACCATATATATACTATTACCACATCAAGATGCCTACAATGAGTTTCTGAGCAAATATAAGAAACTTAAATTAAATTTTGATGCTACCATATCACAAGGTTTTTGATCGTTCCTTAGACGAAAGATTTGGGGAAATAAAAATCATTTCGGTAATAATGTAATATACTAATAAGATCTATTATACTAATATATAATATATATATATAATATATAATATACTAATATATAACAAACTTCCAAATTTATTTTGGCTAGACAATTTGGCTACCCATGCTAGACATAATGGCTATCAGTTCATAACAGTGTTAATAACACATTGATAATTAGGCATTAACTATCGTTCATGTTAAGTATTTTTACCACATGAATATGATTGGGTCAAAGATAGCAGTTAGGGTTTCTAAAAAATATAACGATGAGGTTACATTTGGAAACGGAGACAAGTTATACCTAGACGTCACATTTAATCCAGAACACCATGTAACAATATGTGGAGAGGTCGTGGCTTTGCCTAGAGGTAAATGGTGTAAGGATACTCGTGGTGATTTTCTAGCACAAGAATTAGTGGTAGGTGATAAAGTATACTTCAATTATTTAACAGTTGATAAGGATAATTTGATCTTCGGAGAGGATGACATATATACTTGTAGTTTAGAAGATGTTTTTTGTAAAGTTGATGGAACTGGAATAACTGCTATCTCCAATCATGTTTTAATTGAGCCTGAAATGACAGACGAAATGATTGGCTCTATTTATTTAGGACAACCCAAGATGTCAGAAACCGAAGGGTATGTAAGATTTGTTAGTACCCCCAAAAAAAATAAGGAAGAATTATTAACCCCAGGAGACCATGTTATGTTTCATGAAAGGTATGCCTTTCTAAATACTATAGAAGAAATCAAATTCTATATAATGAGACAGGATGATGTTCTTGGGAAAATTAAAGAACACTCTGGAAGGCCCGTTTGATATACCTCAATGCATAAGTGATCATGCTCGACTTTATGTCGACTCAAGAGTTATGGCTAATCGTGAACACTACAAAAAACTTTACTGGAAATCTAGGTCTTACCAATACAAGAATCCAATACTATTTGACCACCCAGTTGACAATGAATTTTACACAGACTTTAAGGGTATACTTGCCGAGTTACTAGTACGTCACAACTTTGATTTAAAAGGGACAAATTATACAACTTCAGCCTTTGTTAAAGAGAAGGGAGTTAGTGATCCTGATTTAATAGTTAATGAATGTAAGATAGATGTAAAAGGATGTGAAAGGTCTTTAAAGGTAAATATGTTTACCATAGATAAGTTAGATGTTGATTTTATAATATTTGTTTTATTCCTTTCTGGACAGAGGTATGTTATATTAAACTTTAAAAAGGAAGATATTAAAAAGTGGGATCTCGTTACTGTAAATGAGAGAAACAAGTATTATGAATTCAAGGTAGATAAGAGACGTTGGAGATATGACACCCCAAATTCTGATACCCCCAAATAAAAATTTTTTGAAATCGAGTAGTAAAAATTTACACCGAATATGAAGAAACATACTAAATTATACCACGAGTATTTTATGTATGACCCAGGAGACTGGATTGGCTGCGAGGTTTGTGATAAGACAGCAGTTGATATTCATCATATAGAACCAAGAGGTATGGGAGGGTCTAGTGAAAGAGATACCCCAGAAAATCTTATGGCACTTTGTAGGGAATGTCATTCCTACTTCGGAGATAAAAAACAATTTAAACGAATGCTAAAAACTATGCACTATGTCAGAATCGAAAAAATTATCGAAAGCAAGTCCTAAAGATATTTTAGAAGAAATATTAAGATTAAAATTAGAACACCCCTATCACCCACAAATTCAAAAACTACAAGTGTTCTATGATATTATAAATAATCGTGAGGCTAGAGCCTAGACACAAGTCTGTCTATCTTATCAATAATATTTAACTTAACTCCATATAAATCTGCTGAATTAGAATTCTCTAAAGTTTGTAGAGTGTCTATCATTAATTCTAATTTTCTCATGTTTAAAACCTCTTCCTTGTCCTCCAATGTAACATGAAATTGATTATTGTAATTTGAGTCAGGTGGTGGATTTTCTGGCATTTTTAATTTAATTAATTAGTTGAACAAAGTAAGCGTAAGCGATAATAGTAAGCGTAAGCGATAATAGTAAGCGTAATAGATGTTAGGCACTCGGAAAAAAGTGCAATATAATAATTGATTTTATTTTTACGAAAGTTAAATGTTAAGTTTTGTTAATCAAAACCATTTATTGAACCCAGACATCTTATTATTAAAACCTTCATTAATATCAGGAGAAGATGTATCAGTATTTCCTATACCATCTGATTTAGTATTCCCATCTCTGAGATCTTTTATTTTTTTCTTTAATTTCTTTTTTCTCTTCCCTGTATCAACATTGACCTTTTTTATTTCAGGCGTTTCTGAATTAACATCCATGGGTTTTACGCCTTGTGGTTTGATTGTAGAAACAGCCTTAACCTTTTTAATTGCCCCTGCCGCTTTTGCTGCTTTCGCTGCTTTGGCTGCCTTTATTGCTTTCGCTGCTGCTGCTATACCTGCCATAATTATTTCTTTTTAATTTTTTTTACTTTACCATTATGAGTTCTTGCAAAAATATGAGTCTCTGTTTCACGAATTTTTGTTCCGTAATATTTCTTGCCTCCAAACATCCATGATATTTTTTTTGCTATTTTCTTTTCTGCCATTACTTACCTACTTTATCCATTGCAATTTTATGTGCCTCTGAAAAAGATTTACCATTTCTCATTGCACCTATCATATATTTCATATGTGCTAAACTGTGATGTTCTTTATGTTTATTCATAGTAGACTTTTGTCTAGCAGATAAACCATCCATGTTAACTTTTTTAATTTCTTTTGCCATCCTTGGTTACATTAAGTTCTTCTATAGAATAAACCCAATCTTCGCTTTGTCTATTTCTATTGTATTGATCTATAAGCCACTCGTCTGACCAAGTATCATTTTTTAGAACATCCTCTACATTTGCTGTAGTCTTTTCCACACTTACACTTTTTTTTAATTTTAGTATACGCCATTTATCTATCTTTCTTAATCATTTTTCTTGTCTTATCCTCATGGTATTTTTTACCAGTATTGGTATCCTCCATGTTTTCTTGCTTTACAGGAGTAACTGTAGTATTAAGTCCAACCTTTTCTTTAATCTTTTTCTTTATCTCTTGAATCTTTTCACCAGTATTGGTTCTGGTTTTAGTTTGCTTATGATTTTTTCTAATTGATTTATTTTTCAATTTTCTTTCAAGATTCATGGCTCTTTCTTCCCTACCTAACTTACGCAGTTTAGCAATCTTTTCCTTGAGCCTTTTTATTTTTTCTTCATCCATAATTATTTCTTTTTATTTTCTTGTCTAAGATAATACCAACGTTGTGCGGTATATCCGATACTAATTATAAGAAGTGATATTTTTAATACTGTATCTATTTCAGTCATAGAGATTGTTAGCGTCCCCGCATTAATAAGGTATAATTTTAAGTCTTGCATCGTCATCATGTTACCATGTTTTACAGGCCCAATATCTTGCTTTCCATCGTGGCCCAGGATTATCACATTTATGTCTTGCACGAAACGACTTTCTTCTAGCAGGTATGTTTTTCTTAATCTTCATATTGGGATCGCCAAAATGCACAACGGTAATTTTACCATTGGGCTTTTTTACATAAACCTTGCTTTTTTTAGCAGGTCTTTCCGATTTCATAATTTTATTAAGGGTTACATTTTTTCCCTGATACAAAGCCATTATCGTAATTTTGTTCCAAATATAATATTTGAGTTTGCGAACACTACAAATATTTAGTAGTCAACACAATGTTTCTACGCCTATTTTTCATTTAATCATGGCTAGTGTATTTTCAGACATAAAATTTTATTACCAACTAATACTAAAGACATACTTTTGTACAAAACCAACAATATGTCGTTGACCGAAATCTTCAATAAAGAAGACTTTAATAAGATGATATTTAACCCCTATGGGATAAAGTCATTAAAAAGAAAGTACCCAAAAATTAAAATGTTTAAGTCCTTTGATAAGGCTGACGAAAAGATGATTAGTTATGTATTGTATATGTACGATCATAATACGCCTATGAAAGAACAGTTCCCTGACTTAAAAGTTAGAAAAGAACAGTGTGCTATTTTATCAGGATACGATCTTGTGAAAGACAATGAAACATTGCACGATATGTTTTTCTTTTTATCAGAGAAACTTATATCGATGGTTGACGAATTTTTAAGAAAACAAAGCAATAGAATATGGTCAATGATTGTTTCTAATGAGCAGACATTTTTTGAATATCAAACTAAACTATTAAGTCCAGTAGAGGGAGAAAGAGACAAGGATATATTACAAGCCTTGCAAATTAAATCTAAAATTATGGATGACCTCAACACTATCAATGATAGACTAGACTCTTATTATATGAAACTATATGGTGAAGATCAAGAACTTTTAAAAATCATAAAAGCAGACAAAAGATTAACGCCAGAGTTTATTGCTAACTTATGACAAAAATAAGCATTCAGGGTATAGATTTTGATATACCAAAAAAAGGTTATGTATATAACCTAATAACAAAGGAGGAAGAGAAAAGACCTGTAATTACTAACTCGTCAATTAGTAAAGACCAGGTATGGACAAGAACGGAGTTACCAGAAAATTATCACTACAAAAGAAGTGAAGAATTATCTAAACAAGATGAGGATAAAGATTATTTTGATGTAGAACTGGAAAACTTTAGATCTCAGGAATGGGACAGAAGACTGAACGGTGTTTGGTTTATGAATAATGGAATAGCAGAATATATAACTGGTATGCATTATTTGTTTTTAAACTGGTGGAAAATAGATGTTGGCTACCCTAAATTTAGAAAGGTAGACCAAGAATATTTTTATTTTTTACAATCGTGTGTAGATAACCCTAACTGCTTAGGCATGATAGAGTTAACAAAACGTAGACAGGGAAAAACAGTAAGGGCAGGTGTATTTATGTTTGACCTTATATCTAGATCTAAAAATAAAAACGGAGGTATACAATCTAAGACAGCAGGAGATGCTAAAAACAATGTGTTTCAAAAATCAATTGTTAGTCCTTTTAAAAAACTACCAGATTTCTTTAGACCTGTATACGATCAATCTAAAGGGGTCACCCCAACCTCAGAATTAAGATTTTATAGAACAACTAAGCGTGGGCGAAAGTCGCTTGAGGACTTAGGAAAACCAGAACTTGAAAGTCAAATAGATTGGAAAAGTTCAGATAAATATGCATATGATGGTACAAAATTACATAGATACCTTGGTGACGAGGTTGGTAAAACTATGGAAGTGGATGTGTGGGAAAGGCACAATGTTGTTAGATTCTGTTCAGAACTGGATGGACAATATATTGGAAAATTACTTTACACAACCACTGTGGAGGAAATGGACTCAGGTGGAGAGTCTTTTAAAAGGCTTTGGGAAAACAGTAATCAAGAAGAAAGAAATCCTCAAGGAAGAACTCCAAGCGGCCTATTCAGATTTTTTACCCCTGCTTACAAAACCCTATACTTTGATGAATATGGTTACGCTAATGAAGATCGTGGTAAAGAATATTATTTGGCTGAAAGGGCAAATCTTGCTAATGATGATCGTGCTTTGTCTAGCATTATACGAAGGAATCCGTTCACTATTGAAGAGGCTTTTCGCATAGATGGTGAAAGGTCTTTGTTTAATGCAATGAAAATAAATAATCAATTAGACAGAATATCCTGGAACGACAATATATATACTGTTGGAAATTTTGAGTGGGTTGGAGACAGAGACACTGGCCATGTAGAATTTAAACCTATGTCAAATGGAAGGTTTAAAGTATCTTATTTATTTGATGAACATGACGATGCAAATAGAGTTACAAAAAGAGGAAAAAATTATTTTCCTACCAGAAAAACAGAGTTTGTTATGGGCTGTGATCCATACGATCATGACAGCACAGTAGACAATAGAAGGTCTAATGGAGCATTTTATGTTTACAAGAAACACAACTCAGTATCAAATTCTTATGATAGTTCATTTATAGTTGAATATATTTACCGACCAAGTACAGCACGACAATTTTATGAAGATGTTTTGAAGTGTTGTCACTATTATTCTTGCGAACTTTTGTTTGAGGATAATAAAGTAGGTATAAAAACATATTTTGAAGATAGAGGTTACTCTGCATTCTTAATGTTTCTACCTGGAAGTATGAAGCCTGGATTAAGTGGATCTGTTAGAACACATCAGCAAATAGCAGAAGTGACTGAAGATTATATTGAGAATCATATAGATAATGTGTGCTTTTCTGAATTGTTAAAAGATTGGTTAGAATTTGATATTAGTAAAACAACAAAATTCGATGCGGCAATGGCAGCAGGGTATACACTTATTGCTGACAAACATATTCTATTAAAAAATCAATTTACAAAAGATAATTTAGTTGAAGCAAAAAATATATTTAAAAGACATAAGGTAGGATGATAAAATCAGAAACCAAAGCAAACTATCCCAGTCATATAATTGACCCCAAAGAAAAGGGTAAAGACTGGTGTTTGTCATACGCAAAAGCAGCATGGTCTGACTACACTAACCATGGAACTCAGTCATTTCATAATAATAGGGGCTCTTACCCTAGAATAAAAGATTATGCTCAAGGAAACCAATCTGTTAACAAATATAAAAGTTTATTAAATGTAGACGAGACTGATAATGAGTCTTGGTTTGCAATAGACTGGAGTGTATTGCCTATAGTTCCTAAATTTAGGAGAATAGCATTAGGTAAATTGAACAAGACTGAATATAATATTACAGCATCTCCAATCGATGCAATAGCACAGTCAGAAACTGAAGACTATTATGCTAAGACAAAAGCAAAAATGGATCTCAGAAACACAGTTGCCAAATCTATTCCAGGTATGGAAGAGTTCTCAGCATTAAAGCATAAAAAAGGTGAACCTGTAGATGACGAAGAATTAGAAATGCATATGTCTTATACTTATAAGCATAATGCTGCTATTGAAATGGAGCAAGGTATTGATCTGGTGTTTCATACAAATGGTATGGATGAAAAAAGAAAACAGGTCATGGAATATCTTTTTGATTATGGTGTTGCGGGATATAAAGAATTTATTGATAGTAATGGTGCTGTTAAGATTAGGGTTATTGATCCACAGAAACTTTTAATATCTCATTGTAATAAAAGAGACTTTAGTGATAAAATTCATATTGGTGAAGTACAGACGATGAGCATTGCTGATTTAAAACAATTAGCAGGAAATGAATTTAATGAAAAAGAATACCAAGATATAGCAGAGGTTTATTCAGGTAGACAAGGGGATACAAAAATGTTTCCTTCTAATAAAAAATATTATAAGAACTATGACGACAGAAAAGTTATGGTTTTGGATTTAGAATTCTTCTCTGTTGACGAAATGGTACACGAAGAAAGAGTCGATAAAAGAGGAAATAAAAGATTTGGCAGAACATCTTATTATCATAAAAATAAAAAGAAAAATAAGTTCACCAGATCATCTTATAAAACAGTTTATAAAATAAAGTGGGTTGTAGACTCACCTTATTGCTTTGATTATGGATTGTGTAACAATATGAAAAGAGTTCAGTCTAAATTAATGGACACAGACTTGTCTTTCCATTTATTTGCACCTGACTTTCATAACATGAAACCACTAGGTATTATGGAGCAATTAATTCCAATTGCAGACCAAATACAAATTTCATGGTATAGATTACAAAACACTATAAATCAGGCAAGACCAAAAGGTATTATGATTGAACTCGGTGCGTTAGAGGATATTCCTTTAGGCTCAGGAGGTAATCAAATGAAGCCTACAGATGTTATTGACTTGTTTAACAAAACAGGTACGTTAGTATATAGGAGAAATGATATAGGTGGAAAACCAACAAACTACAGGCCTATTGAGGAACTGGAAAATGGTTTAGGAAGAGACGCTGTATCATATTATACTGTTATTCAGAATAACATAGAAATGATACGTCAGATTACAGGATTAAATGAATTTACTGATGGATCAACTCCAGACGCAAGATCCTTAACAACTACTGCAAAATTAGCGGCACAAGCAACTAATAATGCATTAGCACACATAGAGCAAGGAGAAAGATATTTATTGGAGCAATTAGCAGCATCTTGTATTGTAAGATTACAGGATAGCGTTAAGATATCTCCTGTACAAGGATATGTTAGGTCATTAGGAAATAAATCTATGAAGTTTTTCAAGATGTCACCTTCTGTCGGTAAACATGAGTTTGGTGTAAAAATTGAAGATAGACCTACGGAGGAACAAAAACAAAGACTTATGCAGATACTACAGGCTAGTGTTGCACAAGGTCAGGTTGATTTTGAAGATGCTGTTTATATAGAACAAATAACTAATCTAAAACAAGCACAGCAAGTTTTAGCATATAGGATAAAAAAGAAAAGAGAAGAGGCTGAACAAAAAGCAATTCGTCAACAAGAGATGAATGGTAAGATACAACAACAGTCTGCACAGGCTGCCGAACAATCTAAACAGCAGACTCTTCAAATGAACGCACAAATGGAGATGGAAATGGAAAAATTAAAAAATCAATTAGCCTCTCAATTGCAAAAAGAAAAATATAAATACGAATTAGAAATAGAAGAAATTCGACAAGCATCAAAACTAGAACAAAACGCTATAAACAACTTACCTACTAAAGAAATGGGTATGAAGATTATAGACCAACCTGGAGTAGAATTATAACAAATAATAAACAACAAATAAATTATGGCAGAACAAATAGACGAAAACTTTGATCTATCCGAACTTAAAGTGGTAGATGAAAGTGGTGAGGCACAAGACATTGTTCTTGAGCAACCCAAAGAAGAAACACCTGAAACTGAAGAAGTAAAAGGGGAAACAGAGGTAGAAAATACCTCCGAAGAAAATACAGAGGTAGAGAGTACTTCTGAAGAATCTACATCAGAAGAAGAGGTAGAAGAAGTAACCCCTGACTCTGAAGAAGAAGAAGAAGATAAAAATATTGGTAAACCTGACGAGTTGTTTAATCAACTTGACAGCATATCTAAAGATCTAAGCGAAGGTAGAGCCGAAACTTTAGAAGATTTTTTTGAGGACTATAAACGAATGAGAGATTCAAAAGGTACTCAATTTAAAGACGACTACATCAAAAGTGCAGTCGATTATTATAATAAGAACGGAAGTCTTACACCCTATTTAGAGGCGACATCTGTTAACTATGAAGAGATGTCTGACGAGCAAGTTATGAGACGTAATTTGACAAATGAACATCCAACATTATCTCAAAGAGCAATCGAAAGATTGTACCAGAGAGACATAGTTGATAAATACTCTCTAGACGAGGACAAGTTTGACGAGGAGGAAGTAGAACTTGGAAAAGAACTACTTAAAGCAGATGCGGGTAAACTCAGAAATAAATTTGTTGACGAACAAAAGAATTTTACTGCACCTCCAAAAAGTGACTCAGAAACTGAAGTAGATCAAAACGCTATTAATGAAGATTGGTTTAAAACTGTTACTAGCCATGAAACTACTAAAGATATTCTTGACAACAAGCGTATCTTAGTTGAACATAATGGTGAGAAATTTTCTTATGAAATTGATGATCCCAAGCAATTGGAGGAGATGACAAAAGACAATAATAAATTCTTTAATTTATTTAAAGATGGTGATGGTAATATAGACTTTTCTAAATGGTATAGAGTTTTAGCGTATGCTACAGATCCTGATGTGTACGATTCATCCCTTATATCTCATGGGCAAGAATTAGGTCAAGAGAAGGTTGTTACAGATTTGAAAAACCCTTCAAAACCTAGGAAAGCATCACAAGGATATAAAGAGCCTAGTAGTCCTTTAGAAGGATTAATTGGGGCACTGAGTAGAGGGGACTCAGATGTTAAAATCATTCGTTAAATTTTTAAATAATTCAAAAAAATGGAAAATAGTAATTATATAAGTTCTCTATCATTTCTACAGCACTCTTTTGTGCAAGGAAGAGAGATCTTATCAAGCGTCTTAGACGTACAAAATGAAGAGGATTCATTCCTTGACGTTATGCAGGCATTAGGAAAATTAAAGCCTGTTTCACAACCTGTATACCACGCATTCGTAAATGAGGCGTTATACAAGGACAATGTAGTAACACTTGCTGAAGGAGGTACAAGTGGTACAGGTAAACAAACAGCAGTTGGTACTTCTTCAATAGGAACCGCAAGAGTTGGTGACTTGATGATGGGAGTTTCTGGTAATGTATATTTAATTACTGCTCTTGCTGCTAATAATGACATTACCTTTGTACCAGTTGATGGTTCAGGTATTGCATCAGACTATAATGCAGCAAATGATAAATTTGTTGTATTCTCGAATGCACAAGGTGAAGGTTCTGGATCTCCAGACCCAATCAAGTATGGTCTTACTAAGCAGTCTAACAGAGTGCAAATCTTTAAAAACAAATACAGAATCTCTGATGTTGCAAAAGCATCTAAAGTGACTGTTGAGTATAAAGGTAAGCCTTATTTCATGTACAAAGGAACTTACGAGGCATTACAAAGATTTAGAGGTGATATCTCTAACGCTTTAATGTTCGGTAAGGGATCAGGTGATTTCTATGCAGGAGCAACTGTAGGAGACATGAACATTGGTGGAAACGCTGTTCAGACTACTAATGGTCTTAGAGAAGAGTTGAAGGCAGGTGGTATCCTAACATCAGGATCTCCTTACGGATACTCTACATCAGTATTGGCTACATTATCTAATCTTACTGCTGCTTTAAACAAAGCAAGAGCACCTAAAGATTACTGGATGTGGGTTGGTACTGCTGCTAACATCAAAATTGATGACGCTTTAAACAACCTTAATGGTGGTTTAACTGGAGCAAGATTCAATGTAGATGGTAAGGAAATTGACTTGGGTATCGACAAGTTTAGCCTATACGGAAGAACTTGGAACAAGAAACAAATGTCAATTCTTGATCACAATGAGTTAGGTTCAACAGTAACTGGATCTGGTGAAATTTATCTTGTACCAACTGGTCAAGTTAAAACAGCAGGTGGCGGTGGATCGCAAGACTACTTACAAGTACGTTACTTAGAAGGAGATGGAAACAACTTCTCTTTCAGAGAAACTCTTACAGGTGGTTTAGCACCAACACCAACTAGTGCTGATGCAATTCTAGATGTAAACTATCAAGCCATTATGGGACTTGAGGTTCTAGGAAAAGAGCATTGTGCACTTGTAACTGGATGGGCATAAGCGTATCTAATATTAACCTTAGAAGGGGGGAGTTAACCCTCCCCTCTTTTTTAAAAAACAACACATTATGATTAAAACAAAAGAATATAATAATTATAAAAACCCTCCAACTCTTAATAGAGATGAGGTAAAGGTATTCCAATACCTAAATGTAAAACCAGATCCTCAAAATAAAGGACAGGTTATTATGCCATCAATTGCTTTTATGCCAGAGGTAGATAGAGTCTACGACAAGGAAAATGACGAGTATATAGATATAGCAAATATCAAATCGTTAGGCGTAGGTGGTAAGCCAATTATTGAGCCAGTTGCTTTTAGCAAACAAACTCAAGGTAAAATGCTATTAAGAGGTAGTAAAACAGGAGATAGAGAAATCTTCCAATATTTAATGCTATCTAACTACAACAAATCTAATCCAAATAGAGATACATCAGTAAATCCATTATTCGAATTGGTTGAGCCAACTAGGATTGCTAAAGAGTCTAGAGAGCACAGAACACTTAGAAGAGATGCAATGAATGTTGCAGCAGAACTAAGTGCAGCAGAGGTGAGAGAGTTTATCTCATCAATGAACAAAGATGCTAAGAGAGATATGTCTATCCTTAGAGATGAGATTGAAGTAATGGCAGAAAAAGATCCTAAAGGTTTTATAAAACTAAGTAAGGATAAGAACAAATCTATTCAGGCTAATTGTAAGTTGGCAATAGATAAAAAAATAATTGAGTTTGATAAAAAATCCAGTTCTTTCCTATGGGTGGGAACAGGTGAAACTATCGTAACAGTACCGAGATCATCCAAATCAAGTTATTTGCAAGGGTTCACTAACTTTGTTTTGAGTAACAAAAATGGGGAATCAGTTTACCAAGAAGTCGTAAAATTGCTTAAATAATTTGTTGTTGGTTTGTTTTGAAAGTCGGCCAAAGTAAATTAATACTGAGGTCGACTTTTTTTTTACTAAAAATATGAGCACATTCACAAACGATACAGGTAGCGTATCAATAGATTTTACAGTACATTTTGATTTAACCTCAACTCCAAAGTTGGTGGTTACGGACACCTCTACCTATTCTAAAGCACAGACAGGTGTAAAAA